ACAAGTTCTAGTAGTCACACAATGCGTGTCTTAACACCTGATGTGGATTAGTAATGCCATACGGGATATCACAGAATCAATCTGACTGTAATGGTTGGGCAACTGTTAAACAAGTACAGAATGGTTACGAAACTATTGGCTGTCATGTTTCTAAGCAAGATGCAATAGACAATATGGTTGCTGCATCAATTACCGAAGATATTGAACCGATTGGTGAAGTGCGCGCACTACCTAGTAATTACAGACCTGCACTTGCTGATGACGTTCCCGAAGGCAGAGCGTGTGGCAACTGTGCTTACTACGACGAAAGCAACCAAGACGAAACAGGAACGAAAGCATATTGCACAAGATGGAATGAATATGTTGATGGTGCGTTCTATTGTAATGCTTGGCAACCATACGAAGATGAAGAAGAAGATGAAGAAGAATATGAAGAAGATCGCGCGGTCAATCTTTCCGCACCTCAGTTCATGCGCGCAAACGCTAAGCGTGGTTTGAAGTACCACGAAGAAGGATTGTCAGGTGATGGTCTGAAACCACAAACCGTTGAAGATGCGCGAGCAATGGCAACAGGAAATGTTACTGAAGCAAAGTGGCGGAAGATAGCACCTTGGATTGCCCGACACATGGTTGATCTAGAAGCAGAAGGTGTCAAAGAAGGAGACATCACCGCAGGTATGGTTGCGCACTTGCTTTGGGGATCGGGAACAACAAAGAGTGAAGCAACACGAGCAATGGAATACGCAGAACGTGTCGTTGGGCAATTAGAAGAACAACGCGCACCTGCACCTAAGAAAGATCAGATCTTTGGCTCAGAAAAGAATCCATCAGGATCAGCATCGGACAAAGAAGGAAAGATTGAACTTGGCGATGCCGTAGAGAAAAGTTTGCAAACCAAAGCATCAGAACACAATGCAAGAATGAAAGAAGAAGCACGACCTGACTGGACACGGGTTGGTGTTGGTTCTTTACGTTCCGTATGGCGACGCGGTGCAGGTGCGTTCTCTACTTCTCACAGACCAAACATGACACGTGCTCAATGGGCTATGGCAAGAGTCAATGCGTTCCTTTACCTATCTGAAAAAGGCAAGCCAGAGAATCCGAACTACAAACAAGACAACGATCTCTTAAATAGTGGACACCCAAAGTTCTCAGATAGTCGCACAGCACCAAGTTCATTTGATAACATTCGCAATACTATGACCGAAACAAATACAATCAATTGGGTAGTGCGTGACGAAACCGAAACACGTCGTGTGGCTTTCTCCAACATGGAAGTTCGCGCATCGGAAGATGGCACGAAACTTATTGGATATGCAGCAGTGTTTGACTCACCATCGGAACCACTACCATTCACAGAGTTTGTACGTCGTGGGGCATTTACAAAAACACTTAACGACGGTGCAGATGTTCGCTTGCTCATAGATCACGAAGGTGTACCACTAGCGCGTACCAAGTCAGGCACACTTGTCCTTACTGAAGATGATCGTGGACTTCTTGTTGAATCGGATCTTGACCCAATGAATCCTGATGCTGCGCGTTTAATCTCTGCCCTACGTCGTGGCGACATTAGCCAAATGAGTTTCGCATTCCGTACCGTCAAAGATAACTGGTCAGATGATCGTCGCACACGCGAACTACGCGAAGTGCAATTGTTTGATGTTTCAGTAGTTACCTTCCCTGCATACGAAAGTACCGTTGCAGAGTTGCGCGCAAAACAAGATGTTGCTACCATCATTGCGACGAACACACTCAGTCTGCGCAAACGCCAGATTGAAATTGCTCGCCACAAATAGCACAGCCGACCAGAAGCCGAACACGGTTCACTTCGTAGGTCACTTTGGAAAACAAAAACCAATACACCTATAAAGGAATAAACACCATGTCATATTCAGATACCCTCGCAGAGAAGCGCAATGCCCTTCTTGCACAAGCAGAACAAATCACCGTTATCGCACAAGACGAGAAGCGTGAACTATCAACCGATGAAGATGCAAAGATTGCATCAGTGCTTGACGAAGTTCGCGCACTTGACGGACAGATTGAACAGCACGTTGAATTAGAGAAGCGCGCCATTGAATCAAAAGAGATCCGCAAAGAGATCGGCGTTGAGTTCAACACCACAGCAGTGAAGTCAGAGCCACGCACCTACGCGCCACAGGCAAGCACATCATTCTTGAAAGATGCTTATGCAGCACAGTTCAATAATGACTTTGAAGCACAGCAACGCCTTGCACGTCACATGGGTGAAGAAAGAGTTGAGCGACGCGATGTCACATCAGCAAACTTCGCTGGTCTGATCGTTCCACAATTCCTTACTGAATTGGCTGCACCGTTCGCTCGCGCTGGTCGCCCATTCCTTGACGTTGCTCGCAAGCACCAACTTCCAAATGAAGGCTTGGTCATTAGCATCAGCAAAGTCACCACAGGTTCTGCAACCGCAGTACAGACCGAAGGTGCTGCCGTTCAAGAAACAAACATGGACGACACGAAACTTGATGTTTCAGTCGTAACTGTTGCAGGTCAGCAGAACGTTTCACGTCAGTCAATTGAGCGTGGCACAAACATTGATTCGCTAGTAATGGCAGACCTTGTTTCCGCATACCACACAAACCTTGACAGCCTGTTCGTAACGACAAGTGCAACATCATTGACAAACGTAATCACTCAGGTGGTTACTTACACAGATGCTTCACCAACTGTTGCAGAGTTGTATCCAAAACTTGCTGACGCAATTCAGCGGATTCAGACCAACTACTTCGCTGGACCAAACTTCATGTTGATGCACCCACGCCGACTTGCATTCATCTTGGCTGCACTTGACGATCAGAAGCGACCACTTGCCGTTCCTGTTCCAAACTTCAATGGTCAGCCTGCAATCGCTTCTGGTAATGGCGCACCTGTGTATGGCAATAGTGGTTACACCATTCTTGGCTTGCCAGTAATTACTGATGCAAACGTCATCACCACTAACGGTGCAGGCGCAAATGAGGACGTGATCATTCTTGGTAACACACAAGAAGCACACTTGTTTGAACAAGGATCTGGTGAGCCAATGATGCTTCGCTTTGAGCAACCAAAGGCTGCTGAACTTGATGTGACAATGATCGTTTATGGATACAGCGCGTTCACCGCAAACCGTTATCCAAACGCGTTCTCACTCATCGGTGGAACTGGACTCGTCACACCAACGTTCTAACGAACTAGGTAATGTTTGGCTGGTAGTGTGGGGACTACCAAACAAACTTGAAACGAGAAACAATGTCAAAACATATTGAATCACTATTATTTGAACGCGCAGGCTATGTGCAACGTGGTTTGAAAGATCGCGTGAAACAAGTTGATGAAGCACTCGCGCAACGTGGATATGTTCATAAGTATGCGGAAAAGTATTCTGAAAAAGAATTGGCATCTGTTGAACCAGAAGCAGAACGGGCAGTCACGCCACGCGTAACAAAGCGCAAAGGTTAAAGCACAATGGCAATCACGAATGGTTACTGCACACTTGCAGAGATCAAAGCAGCATTGCGTCTAACCGATAACGCTGACGACACACTTCTAGAAAACTCTATTGAGGGTGCGTCACGACGCATTGACGGATACTGTGGCACGTTCTTCTATCAAACATTAAAGACAATTCAAGTCTTTACAAGGTATGACTACTACTGCGCCATTCCAGATCTTGCTAACACAACTGGCTTAGTAATTAAGACTGATGATCTAGGCAATCAAACGTTCTCAACAACGTGGTCTGCATCGGACTATATGTTGAACCCAACTGATACTTCATTAACTGGTGTTCCATACCGAAAGATCGTAGCGATTGGTTCAAAAACTTTTCCATTGTTTAACGATCCACAAAGACCATCAGTTCAACTCACAGGAACCTTTGGTTGGCCATCTGTCCCTGACGACGTTCGTGAGGCTTGTGTGCTTCTCGCTATGCGCGGTTTCGCGCGTTACAACTCTGCACTAGGCGTTGTCGGTTTCGCAGATATGGCTATCACCGTTCGTGCCGTTGATCCTGACGTGCGCGACTATCTAATGCCATACAGACAGTTAGTTGTTGCCTAATGCCTGCAACCGTTTCGCAAGTCGCTGAAGGCATCAAGACACGTCTGGCGACTATCTCAGGGCTTCGTGCGTACTCATACCAGACGGAACAAATCAACACACCACCGTTCGCCTATCCTGAATTAACACAAGTTGAATACCATCGCGCGTTCGGTGGCGGTGATGTTGTTATGACGTTCATCATTCATGTTGTTGTAGGTCGCTACACGGATCGCACAGCGTTCGCATTACTTGATGACTTCCTTTCGTACTCTGGCACAAAGTCAATTCGTGCCTGCCTTGAAGCAGATAAGACTCTTGGTGGAGTTTGTCAAACATTAGTAGTACCATCAGGTGCAGACATTTCAAGTCTTGGTGAAGCAGGCGCTGAGTTCTTGGAAATACAATTATCACTTACAGTTCACGCATAGGAAAACAAATGAGTTCATACAAGATTATTTCAGATCGTTTAACACTTGGAAAACAAGGTCAGACTATTGACGACGACGCACTTGTTGGTGCTAACATACAAGCGTTGATTGATGGCGGACACATCGCAATTGTCAGCGCAAAAAAGACCGAAGAAAACACAGAATCAAAGGACAAATAGATCATGGCAAAGTTAGTTCTCACAGACGCTTTTATTACAATCAACTCAGTTCAACTTAGTGATCATGCAAATAGCGTGACATTGAATTATGAAATTGACAGTGTTGAGACAACTGCGTTTGGTTCTACTGGTCACACGTTCACTGGTGGGTTGCAGAACCTGTCTGTTGAAGTTGCGTTGATGCAGGATTATGCAGCAGCAAACGTTGAAGCCACTATCTATCCTTTAGTTGGTACAACTACCACTCTTGTTATTAGAGCAGGATCTGGTGTAGTAGGGGCAACCAACCCTCAGTACACCATCACTGGTGCATACCTTGCTTCACATACACCTGTTGCTGGTGCTGTTGGTGAATTGTCTATGACAACGTTGTCGTTCACTGGTGGAACAATCACTAAGATAGTTGCCTAGTTTTACAAACTTCAAGAGAAGGAAAACAAAATGAAAATAGCAATGACTGTCGTATATAACGACGGAACAGAAAAGAATGTTGAAGCAGTGTTCGCTGACTTCGTAGCGTTTGAACGCGTATGGTCGCGAAGCGTTACAAAGTTTGAACAAGAACTACGCCTGACAGATCTCGCTTGGCTTGCTTGGCATTCTGAGAAACGACGCAGAGAAACATCACAACAGTTTGATCCTGACTGGATTGCATTGATTGAGGAAATAAAGATTGCAGAAACCGATGGTGAAGCAATCCCTTTGGAGATGAGTCAGCCCACTTCCTGATCGCATTCCTTGCGGTTGAAACAGGCATACCTGTTTCGGTGTTGCTGACAGAACCAGAGAGTCATCTTGACGCAATGTTCTTCTATCTAAATTGGAAAAACAATCCGCAGTCACGAAGAAGCAAACCAAAGTCAAACGCTGCCATTCTTTCTGAGTTAGACAAGTTGCTGTAACATAACTGCATGGCTCAGATAACCGCAGTGCATGGTGTTCAATCAACGATTCAATATTTGCAACGCTTTGAGCGAGAGGTATTCAAAGAGATCCGTAAAGAGTTAATTGATTCTGCACAACCTATTGTCCTTGCGGTTCAGAATGAATTTCCAAAAGAACCTTGGGATTCAAAGCGTGGAACTAACTGGGCTAAGTACGGAAGAACTCAACGTGGTAGGAAGTCACCTGACTCTGCTGGTGCATCATTCCCTAGATATCAACAATCAAAAGTAAAGCGTGGCGTGAAGGCTGATACTGGTTCAAGCAGAAGAAGGTCAGATGGTACCTACACTATTTTGCGTATTAAACAAACTGATGCTGCTGGATCTATTTACGATCTTGCAAAGAATACTAAAACACCCAACGCTGCATCGTTCATTACTAATTTGAATAAGACAAAACGTGGGCAACCAAACTCTCGTGTAATGTTCCCTACTGTCATTAAAGCAATGCCGAAAGTTATCCAGAACGTTATGAACATACTTAACAAGATTGAATCTCAGTACAGCGTAGAGATTGCAAACGACACACAGTCACGAGCAGTGCAAAGCAAACGCGCTAGCAGTCAAGTGCGTAACGTTCTTGGACAATTCGGAAAAGGTTTCTAATGGCTATCAGTGTTCCAATCATTGCCTCATTTGATGGGCGTGGAGTAAACAAAGCAATTCGCGACTTCAAGAAACTTGAAGGTGCTGGCAACAAGATGGCTTTCGGTTTGTTAAATACAACCGCAGTAGTCAATAAAGGGATCGCACAGTTTGCAAAGTTTGGTGCAGCAGCCTCAATAGTTTCGGGAGTAATCGGCAAAAAACTTATTGACGCTGGTTCAAACCTTGAAGAATCAATGTCAAAAGTAAATGTTGTTTTTGGTGACTCAGCAAAAGGTGTTCAAGACTTCGCTAGTAACGCAGCAAAGTCAATGGGTATCTCTAATCAAAAAGCATTAGAGGCTGCTGGCACATTCGGTAACTTGCTTCAAGCGTTCGGAACTACTCGTGAGGCTGCTGCACAAATGAGTATGAAGATGGTGCAACTCGCTGGAGATCTTGCATCATTTAATAACGTTCCTGTTGAAGAAGCACTGATGGCTATTCGTTCTGGTCTATCGGGAGAATCGGAACCACTCAAAAGATTTGGTATTGCAATCAATGATGTGCGTCTTAAACAAGAAGCATTAACACTAAAACTTTATGATGGTAAAGGACCATTAAGTGTTTTGGCAAAAACACAGGCTGCTTACTCTTTAATACTTAAAGACAGCGCACTTGCACAGGGTGACTATTCGCGAACTTCCGATGGTGTTGCAAATATGCAAAGAACATTGATGGCGACATTCCAAGACATCTCTGCTGAACTAGGTACAGCGTTACTGCCTGCATTCAAAACTGTTCTTGGTTTTATTAACGATAATCTGTTGCCTGTGTTTAGAACGTTCTCTGACATCGTTGGCGCAAAGGGATTGGGTGCTGGCTTTAAGTATTTGGGTGAACAAGGCTTAGAAGCACTTGGCAAGTTAGATGGTTGGGGCAACCTTGTCTATGGAGTAGTTGCTGCTGTTGTGGCATTAAATGTTGCAGTAGGTCTTTACACAGCGTTACAAACTCTCGCTACTATTGCGATGACTCTTTTTGGTACTGCTGCAACTGGTACTGCTGTTGCACTTAACGTTGCATTTGCTGGTATCCCTGCACTCATGGGTTTAATTGTTATTGCAATTGTTGCGTTGGCTTTGAGGTTCAAAGGCTTTCGTGAGTTCCTTAGCAGTTTAGTTCCTGCATTTAAGTTAGCGTTTAATGGGATCGCTAACATTGTTGAGTTCCAAATTAACAATGTAATTAGATCACTTAACTTATTTATTCGTGCCTACAATTTATTGCCATTTGTTGATGATGTAAAAACGCTTGACCATATAAGTCTTGGCTTTGACAAAGTAGCAAAGTCGGTTGGGAAAGTTGCTAGTGCTGCGGACTTCCGCAAGTTTGAAGGATTCCAACCAATAGATTCAAAGAAACTTCCTAAGCCACCTAAGACACCTGTACTTCCTACTGGCGGTGGTAAAGGCACTACTGCAATAGAAAAAGCAAAGACAGCAATAGAAAAATACACGTCAGCGTTAAAACAGTTTGACCAAGAAACAAAACAACATAAGCAAGCGTTAAAAGATGTTGAGAGTGCGCAACTGTCACTTGCTAACGCAACAGATGATGTTCGTGTAGCACAAGACAAGTTCAACAAGATTAGTAAAGGCTACGGTGCAGGAAGTAAAGAGGCTGCTGTTGCTACACGCGATCTTGCTGACGCTAACCGTTCTGCTGTTCGCGCAACATTATCTTTGCGTGACGCTACGCGCAGTGTTGCTGACGCACAAAAAACATTAGATGACTTAAAGTCTGGCAAGGCTGTATCTGCAGCCGAAGGTGAATTGGCTATCGCATCACAGAAAGTTGCTGATGCACAGAAGGCTGTTGTTGCTGCACGTAAGTCAATGCGTACTTCTTCCATTACTAGGGCAGAGAAAGAACTTGAAGATGCGTTAGATCTACAAGCCGATGCAACCGAAAAAGTAAATGATGCAAGAGCATTAGCAACACCTGAAGCAATAAGAGATGCAGAAGAAAACTTGACTACTGCAATTCTGGATCAAGAAGATGCACAGATTGCATTGAAAGATGCACAGCAAGATGTTATTGACAAACAGAACGAACTCAATGACGTAGTTAATGGTGCTGCTACTGATTCACAGAAATACAAAGATGCACAGAAAGAATTAACTGACGCACAGAAAGCAGAGCGTGATGCTATTGATTTGCTTACTGATGCTTATGACAGACAGAAAGATGCTGTTAGGGAATTAGAAAAAGCAAAGAAAGATCTTGCTACTGCTGCGAAAGGAACAACAGCGCAGCAGGAACGTGACGCACAAATAGCCACAGGAATTACAGCACCTATTACTGGCGGTAGTAGTCAAAATGGTTTTAGCGGTGGCATGATGGTTTTGCCAAGTATTGACTTCTCAAACATGGACTTCTCAAACATTGACTTCTCAGGAATTGACTTCTCATCATTTATGCCATTCATGGCTGACGGTGGAATTGTTAACAGACCAACGGTTGCAATGATTGGTGAAGCAGGAAGTGAAGCGATAATCCCACTAGACAGACTGAACACTGGTGGAGATACATACAACATAACTATCAACAGCAAGATCGCGGACAATACATTGCCTGACTTGCTTGTTGCTGAACTACGCAAATTTAATAGACGTTCAGGTGCGATAGATATTCAGGTGTCATAGATGGGTGGCTTAAATGACATTGGTACATACCTTGTAGAACTTGATGCTGGTTTCTATCAAAATGTTTTTACCCTTGACGATGACGATCTTGGCATTCTTGATGAGGACTTTCTAGAAGGATCTACAACGTTTAATGATGTAACACAGTATGTGACAAGTGTTTCTATTAAGCGTGGGCGTAATAGTCAAGACGCACAGTTTGGTGCAGGTACTTGCAGCATTGTCATTGACGATCTTCTAGGTCAAGACAAGTTCAGCGTTGCTAACAGTGCAAGCCCGTATTGGAATGTTGATCGTGGAAGGCTTGGCTTTGAACCACGTCGCGCAGTACGCATCTCACGCAATGGTGAATACATATTCGTTGGTTTGATTATTCAATACAACACGCAGTTTAGTATGGACAATCACAACATGATTTACGTTGAAGGTGTTGATGCTTTTCTTAACTTGACTACGACAACTATTAACGATCTAACACCGCCTGCTGAATCTTCGGGTGCAAGAGTGGACAGAATCTTAGGTTTGCCTGAGGTTGGTTTCCCAACACTTCCTGCACCTGTTATCGCTACTGGTGTTGCAAACCTTTCTAGTATTGCAATTAACACACAAACACCTCTTGCATATTTCAACGATCTTATTGCTACTGCTGAACAGGGCAGAATGTATATAGATCGCAATGGTGTTTTCTATTGGGAAGAAAGAACACCGAACTCAACGGAGTTATCACCCACTATTATTTTTGGTGACGATCCGTTAGATGCAACACAGATACCATATGAAACGCTTGAAGTCATTTATGAATAGGTTTGTTTATGTCTGTTGTTAGAAAAACCTCTATACGCCCTGACAGCATTATTAACGAAGTTACCATTGTCGTTGCCCCTAACCCTGCTCAACCAACACCAACAGAGCAAACCACTATTGCGCCTGAGTCAGTTGAAAATTACGGCGTTCAAAGCATTACAATCCAAGAAGCACCTTTAGCCACCAATACTGACGCTGCTATCTTGGCTGACTATTTTATTCGTAGTGAACCAAACTTTTGGTACACAGGACTATCAATAAATATGCACGCACTAACACCAACCGAACGTACTTCTGTATCAACGTTAGACATTGGTGACTTCGTTGCCGTAGTCAAGTCTTTCAAATACGGAACGCCACCTATCGTACAAAAAAACCTTTTTGTTGAAGGCATTGACCACAGGATTACTACGACCACGCATCACATTGACTTGTACTTTTCTCCTGTGGGATTCTCACAGCCTTGGAACAACGTGACACCTACCCTTACTTGGGGTGACGTTCCTGCTGGTGTAACATGGAGCAATCTGATCTGGACTATTCTTTAAGGAACATATGGCTGGCACAACAACTAACTTCGCGATCCCTTACCCGTCATCTACTGATTATGTAACTGATGGTGCAACCGCTATGAAGTCTATTGCTGACCAAGTTGATGCTGTTTTGTTCACTGGTTCTTCTTCAGGCAATTTGCTTATCAATGGGGCTATGCAGGTTACACAGCGTTCAGCAGTTGGCACAGTCGTAACAGGTTTAACTACTACTGGATACAACACGGCTGACAGGTGGAATACTCGTATTAACTCAATAGGTACTTGGTCGCAAACAACTCTTGCTGATGCGCCCACTGGTTCAGGATTTCGCAACTGTTTAAGAATGCAATGCACAACAGCCGATGCTTCACCTGCTGCTGGAGATTTTCTTATTGTTCAACAAATAATAGAAGGGCAAAACCTTCAAGCAATCCGCAAAGGTACAGCGTCAGCGCAAACACTTACACTTTCGTTTTGGGTTGCGTCTTTTCAAACAGGCACCTTCATTGTTGAAATAGGTGATTTAGACAATACAAGGTCTGTCAGCAAGTCGTACACCATTAATGCTTCTAATACTTGGGAATACAAAACACTCACATTTCCTGCTGATGTCACAGGCACATTAAACAATGATAACGGTGCTTCAATTGAAGTCAATTTTTGGTTAGCAGCAGGAAGCAACTACACATCAGGCACATTGCAAACAACTTGGGGGGCAGCAGTAAATGCTAATACTGCTGTTGGTCAAACCAACTTGGCATCATCAACAAGCAACAAGTGGCATATCACTGGCGCACAACTAACTGTTGGTTCTGTTGCTACACCATTTGAGTTCAAATCGTTTGCTGATGATCTTGCTGCTTGCCAACGGTATTACGAAAAATCTTATACACAGGGAGTAAGTCCTGCTACCGCAACACAAAATGGTGCGCTAACTCATTTTTACAATGCAGCCTATGGCGCAACCTCTGCTTTCCAATTTCGTGTTACCAAAAGGATTGCGCCAAATGTAGTTTTATATGCCCCCTCAACTGGCGCAGCAAACAGAGTGGACAGTATTGGTGCTGGAACATCAACATACACACTTGGCGAAATAGGCGATTCAGGTATTAGATTCATCATTCCTACAACGGGTGCAAATGGTGCAGTTTTTCATTATGTGGCAGAATCGGAGTTGTAATGATTGTTTATTATTTACAGATAGCAAATCGTTTTGATGAAGTGATTACAAATGTATTGCGTATTAGTCATGACGGTATTGTGTGGACATTAGGCGAAGGACAAAATGACATTGCGTATCTTGCGTGGGTTGCTGAAGGTAACACAGCAGAAGAATGGACAGGTAACTAATGGCTGGTTTAGGTGCGAAACTTTTCGCATCGTTCACGAAATTAACAGCAGCAGATGTTAATGGTTATCTTGCTGACCAAGCCATCATGCGGTTCGCAACATCAACAGCCCGTGATGCAGCGTTTGGTGGTGCAGGTGAACCAACACTTGCGGAAGGCATGACCTGTTATCTTGATGATACGAATGTGTTGCAGTCATACACAGGTTCAGCATGGGTAGAGATTGCTTCTAGTGATGGTAAAGCACCAAGAGGATTAGTGTCATTTGCGCAGGTAACCACCGCAACAGGTTTGACAACTACCGAAGCAGTACAAATTACCGCGCCTGCGTTTACGGCAGTTGCTAACCGTTACTACCGCGTCACTTACTACGAACCACTTATACAAATTGGGGCTGCTACACCTACATTTCTTGCGTTTCGTGTTCGGCTTACAAACCTTGCAGGAACAGTACAGGCGTTGTCAGAACCCGAGCCAATGCCCAACCCGTCAGACGGTCAAATAGTCGTAGTTCAATTTGTGACTACCTTTACGGCAGGTTCAACAGTATTAGTAGCAACAGCAGCAACAGGCAGTAGCACAGCCAGCGCTTACGGCGCAGCAACTACTCGCCGTCAGTTGATTGTAGAAGACATTGGTGCTGTCTAGTGAATGAAGTAGCGGTTGCTGTTATTGGTATGGCTACAGCGTTGATAGTGGCGTAGTGCGTTGGCTTGTATTTGCGCCTGTGGCACTGCTCGTCATTTTTAGTTCTAGCGTTCCTGCATACGCAATCAACCCGATAATTACTGAACCTACGGACTACTGGTTTGAATACGAAGAACCAACACAGTTCATAGCGCAGACCTACATGATTGAAGGATCTAATTCAGATCCGCAACTGTGGCTATACAACGAAGCAGGTGTTGAACTAATAACTAACGACGATCACTTTGGTTTGCAATCTTTTATTTCTATTGAGATCCCTGCTGGCAAGTATCGTTTGCGCGCTGGTACTTGTTGTTATCAACCTGATGTGTGGCGTAGCGGTAACGGTTGGAACGTTCAGTATGAGTTGAGTTTCAATGGTGTTGGTTCTATGCAGACGACTACGACGGTTGCGCCTACTACAACTACGACTACTACGGTTGCGCCTACGACGACGACTTCAACATCAACTACGACGAGTAGCACCACAACTACTTCCACGACAACTACAAGTACAACAACTACTTCAACAACGAGTACGACGACGACAACGGTTGCGCCAACTACAACAACGACGACTACAACGTTGCCTCAAACAACAACATCTACAACGACCACCACAACAACAGTCTCAGAGACAACAACAACATCAACGACCACAACATCAACGTTGCCTACAACAACCACAACGAACGTACTAACCACAACGGTAGATCCCACAACAACCACAACCACAGTCGCGCTGCCAACAACATCAACAAGTACCTCAACAACCACTTCATCAACCACAACCATACCAACTACAACGACAACCGTTGCGCCGATAGTTAGTGACGCCATAGATGAACAGGTGCTTGATCTTGTTGCGTCAGCCAGTGCGTTACCGCCAGAGAAGATTCGCGAACTAATTACAACAATCATTAGCGACGGTGTTGGCAAGAGTGAGGCTGTCCTGCTTTCTTCTGATCGCGCGGTTATCGCATCGGCAACTACGGAACAAGTCACTGAGATCCTTAGCGCGGTTGATGAAGGAAGTTTGACAGACGAACAAGGTGCAGCAATTGTTTCTGCAATACAGAATCAAGTTGTTGAAGTTCGCGAGATCTTTGAGAAAGAGATCAACGTGTTTGACGGTCACACCGATACGTATGTTGCTGTTGGTAGTGCGGTGACAATCGGTCAGCGACGAGTTATCATTGTTGCGTCAGCGTTGTTGCTGGTACCTGTTATGCCAGTTAGGAAACCAAATGAATAAGTTGTTTGCATTCATTCGCGATTCGGCTTGGACTTGGGGTGGTGCCATTATTGTCTTAGCAACTTTAAGTGGATCTACACGAACGATTGGTTTGTGGATTACTATCTGCGCGTTTGTTGTGCAACTTTTCGCGTTCAGTCTTTCGGGTGACGAATAACATTCTGCTAACATCGTTGTTATGAATACCGCACTTTCAATCATTCAAAGAATCATCTCTACCTTCATTGTAAACGCTATGGCTATTGTCACAGGGTCGGCAATGCTTGGCGTTGATATCACTAAGGGTGCAATCATTGCTGGTTTCTCCGCAGTAGCACAAGTTGTTGAACGTCTTGCGCGGGCGAGTGTTGATGGCAAACTAACTACGCAGGAGATCAACGAAGCGTTTGCGCCTGCGCCTAAGGAATCAAAGTGAAATATCCATACAAGGCATTGGTGTTGCCTACGGCTTTGAAGTCGCAGATCAACGGGAAACTTGAAGCAGGACTTCTTGCGAAGATCTCTATTGGCGGACATATGTGGACTGGTGCTGCTCGTGCGTTTAACGCGATGAACAAGAAAGCAGTTGCCGATGGAATCAAACTAATTAACATTGGTGACTATCGTTCGTACCAAGGTCAGTTATCTATGTTCAAGGATCGCTACGCGCTTGAAGATGGTGGTCGTGTACCGCAGATCACTCGTACCTTCGGTGGCAAGACTTGGTATTTGAAGAAGGGTAAGTCACCTAGTGCTGCACCAGATCCGACAGGGAAGAAGGGAAGCAATCACGGTTGGGGACTAGCCATTGATCTAAACGTTACCAATGGCAAGGTTGCTGAATGGTTGTGTGCGAACGCGCCTGCGTATGGTTTCTATCTTCAGGGTGACGATCCGAAGTCTGGCGAGTTTGAACTATGGCATTGGCAGTACGTTCTTGGTGATGTTGTTCCTAAGGTCTTAGGGGACTGATGTGGATTCGGGTGTTGCGGTTGTGCTTTCTGCTGTTCTGGGTTTGGTTGGTTCTGTCCTTGTGACTTTAATTCAAAGGTCGCGGAAGGAAAATAAAGAAGATCACGCACTTGTTGTTGATCATCAGCGGTTGATTTACAGAACTGTTATGGATTTGGATAAGAAGTTTGACCGCCATATTGAGGATCATCAGGTCATTGAAATAAGCAAATGACTAATAGGTTCAGTGACAGCCGTTCCTGACGTTAGGTACACTCGCTGCAAGAGAAGGAACACCTATGAGTCTTGCCGACGAAATAACTACACAAGTCAATGCAACAAAGCGCAGTCAGATTGAACGCGTTATTAGCCAACTAGAAGGTGAAGATCTACGCGACTTCATAACGGCTATGCACAATGCCAGCATTCCTGCTGGATCAATATCGCGAGCGTTAGCCCTACGCAAGATTGAACTTGACTCACGACGCATAAGCGAATACAGAAACAATGGCGGAATAGTTCGCTATGGATTGGACGGACAACGTGTCCCTTGAAGATGACATTAACGAAGAAATAGAACTTGGCGAGAAACTTGAACTCATCAAGGTAAGGAAGCAGCGTGATGCTTTATCTATTCAGAACATTAAACTGACTGACAAGTTAGAACTGATTGAACGATCCCTTAGCATTGTTGAAACAGCAGAGGCTCAGACCTTCACTGTTCCGCATTGGCTTTCTCCAGCGTCACCGAAGAAGTCCGCAGGCACTCTTGTCGTGATGCTTTCCGATACACACTTTGATGAGGTTGTAGATCCTTCTGAGATGGAAGGCTTAAACGCTTACAGTCGTGAGATCGCGGTGATGCGGTTAGAACGTTGGGCACAGAACGTCGTCAAACTTGCTCGGCATTATCTTTCAGGCGTTACCTATGACGGTGTTGTTCTTATTCTTGGTGGCGATATTTTTACTGGTGATATTCACGAGGAACTTTCTTTGACTAATGAGGACACGATGATTGGGTCGTTGCTGTTCTGGTCTGAACAGATCTCTGGAGTTGTGGAACTTCTAGCCAACGAGTTCAAACGATGCCACGTTGTATCGGTTGTTGGTAATCACGGGCGGACTACACGCAAGCCACGTATGAAGCAGCGCGTGAGAACGAACTATGACTGGTTGGTAGCGAAGATGGTTGAACGTCAATTCACTAAAGACAAACGCGTTACATTTTCTATTCCCGAAAGTGCAGATGCACTTATCAAGATCTATGAACACGGTCATCTTATTACACATGGCGATCAAGTTTCTGGTGGCGGTGGCATCGGTGGTATCTATCCACCAATCATGCGTATGCGCGCGCGCAAAGAAGGAAGGTATTTGCAAACTGGTAAGACGTTCAAGACTATGTGGCTTGGACATTGGCATCAGTACATCAGTACACCTTCAATGGTTGTGAACGGATCTATGAAGGGATACGACGAGTATGCGATGTTGATGGGTTTTGGTTTTGAACAACCACAGCAGGCGTTGGCTTTGATTACGCCAGAGAAGAACATCACGTTTCAAGCACCTGTGTTTTGTATGGATAGAAAGAAAGAAGGTTGGTGATGGATACCATCGTTGTTGTTGAGTGGGCTGATGCGCATCAATCATCTACGCAGTGGACACACATCGGTGATATTGATACTGAAGGTGAGCGCATTGTGCGCACTGTTGGTTTTCTTATTGCAGCAAGTGATGGTGGCAAGGCTGATCACATTACGATTGTTCAGTCGTGGGATCGTCAGGAAGAAATGATTGACAACGTTATGCACATTCCTGTTTGCATGGTGAAGCGTATGAGTGCTGTTGTGTTTGAGATAGTTGATGGCGCGCTTGTGTCGCGTTGAACTATTGTGAGTAGTCCCAGACCTGTTGTTGTCGTTCCTTCTCCGACACAGGTTGGCGCATGGCGTGGTCAGGTTTCGGTCTGATCGCGCCATTGTGCTATTTAGCAAAGGCTGCAACATCAGCACATTAGGTATGGTTGGGAATAGGTACCTATTCATGCTATGATGTAGTTATCGGCGTAAGGAACCGATGCTAAGAGAAGGAGAAATTATGGCTACGAAGAACGTCAGATGGAAATGTGAGATCTGTGACAGCGGATTACTCGCGCCATCGCGACCACGAATGAATGATGTACGTCGTTACTGCTTACCGTGTTCAGCAGACACAGGCAAGTTAGTACACCGCGTTGCACCGTCGTTAGAAAAGAAACGCGCAGTCAAGAAAGTTGTAGCAACGAAACGCGCAACAGCAAAGCGCGCAACAGTTGCAAAGAAAGTTGCACCGAAGAAAGAACAGCAACGCATTGATGCACAGCGCGCGAAGATGATTCACAAGGAAGCAGAGAAGATATGGAAACTAATGCAGCCGTATCACAACGGCAAAGCACTTCCGTCAATTGATATTGTTCGCGCACAGAATCGTGGCAAGCAATACGGTCACGCGCTTAGTCGCGCTAATCATATTCAAGTTAATGTAGATCCCGATCAGAGCGTGAACAGAAGCAGGAGAGTGTGGGAAGTGTTAGCGCACGAGTTAGCCCACTGCGCAGTACCGCCGAAGCGTAAGGACAATGGCGCGCGTGATGTTCACTCACGAGAGTTCTATCATTGCTTGCGCGACGTATGGCAACAACGTTGGAAGTGCCAGATCTCATTTGCGAAAGTAAGCACGTGGGGATATTCAGTGGATTACATTATTCAAGGTCAAGCCGAACAACACATAGATTGGGTACTGCCAACACGCGACATAAATAACTAACACCGCGTTGTTAGGTACACGCTTAACAACTAAACAGAGAATGCCTAACAGGGCGACACCTACAAACTAAGGTCTAACTATCGGGAGTAAGGAACCGATGGAAAAGAGAGAAGGAAACAATGACAAAGAAAACATACACAGAGTTAGCCAAAGACATCGGAAGGATCTTGGGAGAGAACGACGGTGACACCGTTGTTGCTTGGCAGATCGTTAGTTTAATGTGCAGAGCAATGCAGCAAGACAATCCACGCTTTGATCGTGATCGCTTTGAGACTGCGGTGAAAGCAGCGATGCTATGAACGAAGAAGTAATGAGGGACTACCTAGAAGATGTGATTGCGGAACGCAATCAGTGGCGGAACATCGCAGACAATCTTTATGACGCGCTGACGTTAATGAAGAAACGACGCGGCATAGACATTGACGATGTTGAGGAAGTCTTTACTGCGTTACACAACTACGAGATCGTGAGAACCTGATGATCGTGCGCCTACCAAACCACGCTGCATTGTTTGACGTACTTATGTTGCGCGATCTATTCGCGGAAATACGGAACCGCCAGACAGGTGAACAGTTCGTCGTTTCCCTTCGGGACTTCCGAACGTTCATAGAAGTGACACACCCATCTATTACAAAGAGATCAGAATGAAAGCATCAACCATAGAAACACTTACACAGTATGAAGACGTGCTACGCGCGTTCGCAAAAAACATCGGTGACAAACACAACCTAGATAAAGACGATGATGATTGGTGGACTGCCTTCGCACTTGATGAAGAAACCTTTGCTGATATCAACGTCTATGTCTTTGACGACGACACACGAAGCGTTCTAAGAATCGCTGCCTATCCAGTAGATGCAAACGGTTTTACTATCTGCGATGAATGGTTATCGCTCTACGAATCAACAGTCAATAAAAAGTCCCCAAGCAAATTCTCAATAAGGAAGTTCAGGAAATGAAACTAATACCCAAACCAAAACACGGAAGCATTGAATGGCTACACGGCAGACAGAAAGATGAGAACGGCAAAGCAATTCTTGGTGGCAGTGATGCACCAGCGTTGATGAACGATTCACCTTTTAAGTCTCGTGGCGATCTATACCACGACAAAGTAACTACACCAGTAGTAGGTGGCTTCAACATGGCGTTCCATCGTGGCAACGTTCTAGAGGCACCGCTAGTAACTGAGGCTGAACGCATCTTGAAGATCTCTCTACACACACCAGAGGTGATGTATCGGTCAGGCAGGTGGAACATAAACAGCGACGCAGTTGATAACGAACAGTCACCAACGGTACAGATTGAATGTAAGACAACAACGCGATACACAATTGCGTCGTCTGACGATCTCCCGATTGAGTGGCGGTGGCAGGGCTGGTCACAGATGGCGGTGTTAAACGTTCCTGTGTTCTTCTCTGTTCTTGATGCGCGTCAGAACTTGGCAGTGGTAGAACTAGAAAGAAACGAACACGCCATTGATGCGCTACTAAGTGAAGCAGAGATGTTCTGCACTGCGATAGATAACGGCACAGGCATTACAGACTTCATTAACGACTTCACTGCGGAACAGATAGCAACACTTGTCCGCGCAGAACCTACGTCAGTAGAACTACCAAGCGAAATGATGAAGGTCATAGAGGCGTTACAAGAAGCAAAGCGAATCAAGAAGGAAGCAGAAGAAGCAGAGAAGGTTGCGCGCGACGAGATTGCACGTCACCTACTAACGAATGAAATTGGTTTAATCAATGGTGTGCAGGTAGTTTCTTGGAAACAACAAGCAGGCAAGAAGTCATTGGATCTAGTTGCGCTACGCAGCGAGTATCCAGAAGTAGTTACGCAGTTTGAGCGTGATGGGTTTCCGTATCGTGTGATGCGGATAAAAGGAAAGAAGGAAACAAAATGAAGTTTGACTTATCGCAATACGCGACAGTGGAAGAACGACTAACACAGTTCTGGAGTGATCACCCTGATGGTGCGGTCATAACAGAGATTGCACATCGTGAGGACAACATCATCGTGTTCAAGGCATACATCTACTTTGAACGTGGCGGTGATCTTGTATCAACTGGCTTCGCAGAAGAAGTCCGCGATGCGTCACCTGTGAATCGGACATCGTTCGTGGAAAATGCAGAGACCAGCGCAATTGGACGCGGACTTGCAAACGCAAATTACGCGATGAAGAAACGCCCGTCACGTGAGGAGATGCAGAAAGCGCAACGCACTACGACTACAACTACAAACGTGGTGGTAAATAATTCTTCGGATCTAATGTCTGACGCACAACGTGGAACGTTAGGCAAACTTGTTATTGACTTAAAACTAAACAAGAAGTTTGTTCCGTACGCAAAGGAGAAACTTGGTAGGGACATTACATCTGTTGATGAAATAACTAAGGCTGAGGCAACGTTGCTAATTGCTGCAATGATCCGCGAGAAAACAGAGAGTGAGGAAAGCGAATGAGTGAAATAGCAAACGCAGTAGAGATCTCTGACAGTCATCTATACAAGGTCACGATGGTTGTGGCTATACCGAATTACTCAACAACGTTCGGTAACGAATACACCGCGACTGCGCTTGATGTGATTCTTAACATGATTAGTAATGAACCTGAGATCACAGTGCTAGACGTTAAGGAAACAAAACTTGGATTGGTAGTAACAGAATGAGCGAGCAACTAGGACTATTCACAGCAGCGCGTCGTTCCGATCCTGCAACATCACAGTTGAACCGTGACGCGTTCGTAAAGAAAGGTTCACAGCGAGATCGTTTGCTGTGGACGTACTACACCAATGCAGGTTTAACCGATGAAGAAGCAGGAATGGATACACGATGGAAGGAGACAACGATGTTTGATCAGCGTGTGTGCTACTGGAAACGTTGCAGCGAACTACGGAAACTAGAATTCATTGTACCAACGGGCGAAACACGCACAAGTTCCTTCGGACAGCAACAGCAGGTGTGTGAGATAACCGCACTTGGTGAGACTTATATCATTGAAGGTAAGCAGTTTGATTGACGAATGGCGCAGGCTTGCTATTTGTGTCGGTGCTGATTCACGAATCTTTTTCCCTGAGTACGCACAAAGCGAAAAGGTTTGGACACGCGCACGTGTGATGTGTAACCAATGCCCTGTTCAGCAAGAGTGTTTAGAGTTCGCACTACAATGGGAAGATCTAGAAGATCGTTGGGGAATGTACGCAGGGCATACACCGAACGAACGCAACCTGATACGCAGCGAGAGAAGGAAGTGGAAAAGTGTTTGAGTGGAAGCAAGGTAAGACGCGTATGTTGTCACCGCGCAGCATTGAGGAAATGATGGTGGCAGTTGGTCTAAAAGAAACACACGCCAACATTGAGATACTTATGACAACTGAGGTGTTCGCTGATTTGTGTTTTAGGTTGATACGTTTGGAATCTGTGCAGTGTCCCTGTGCAGAGATGGAAGAAGAAGAAGGAGAAGAATATGACTAGCAACTTGAAACCGAAAGCCGAATGTGAAGGCAATAAGGAAAAGTGCAGCAACAAGAGTTGTCCGTTATTCGGAACGTTAGGCAGAGAAGGTCGTGATGGCAAACGTCGTGTCGCTGGTTGTGGCGATCCTGTTGCGCGTGGGAAACGTAACCGCGCGAAAGGAGATGCGAAAGCACGACGCGCACGACAGACACTTGGTATCGCAGGTGCTAACACACGACACGAAGAACATTGGGGTGGTGCGTTTCGTGTAGAAGTAAAAGCAGGGAAACAGATTGCACCGATGTGGACAAGGTACTTACTCGCGGAACAACAGAGCGAACAGGGGCGCGCAATCGGAGATCCAAGACCGTTCGTAATGGTTGCCATGCCAGACGACACAACTGATGGTTTGATCGTGGGTCGCCTATCTACGTTAGGTGCGCTGTTGAGATTGATAAATGAAGAAGGAGAACTGTGAGTGTTCGCTGGATAAGTTTCGTTTGGGAATCATCACCGTATGAGGGCAGACGTTTGTTGTTGCATCTTGCGTTAGCAGACTTCGCGAATGATGAAGGCAGTTGCTTTCCTTCGCAGAAAACTCTTGCACTAAAAGCGCGCACAACAGAAACGTGGGTAAGTGCTTCTGTTAGGCAGATGATTAAAGATGGCTTGTTAGAAATAATTGAGAAGGGAAACGGGCGTGGTAATCGCACGATCTATCAACTCAATAAAGGTATAACTCAGAAAGGGGAAAGTGAGAAAGGGGAAACTAGCGATCAACAAACCCCTAACGTTGAACACTTGTATCTATATAAGAACCGTAAGGAACCGTCAAAGGATCTTTCATCATCGTTTGACCTGTTTTGGAATAAATATCCGCGACGTGTTGCGAAGGTTGCAGCAAGAAATGTTTTCCTATCCGTGATGCTTAAACCAAATGCACCGTCGTTAGACACATTACTAATAGCAGTTGACAAGTACGCCAAGACTGAGATAGACAAGAAGTACATCGCCCACCCTGCTACTTGGCTTCGTCAAGGTCGGTGGGAAGATGACACTGAAGAATGTACGACTACGCAAGTTCGGAAGGACTTGCATCTAGATGAGGCTCTTGACCGTGTTGTTCCGTTCGCGCATCAACGTAAGTCTTGGGAAGAATGTCTAGACATCATAAGTCTCTTTGAACCGCGAGTGATTGAACCTTGCAAGAAGATCTATGACGAGATACGCGCGCGCCAATGATTGGAATTACCTTTGCGAAAACTATTCATCACATCACTATTATTTATTGGCTTAATGTTTCCGCCATCTACTGCTTACGCACACACGCAGGAACTTCCAAGAATGTCTGAACGTCGTAAGTATGAACTATCAATTAAGTTCATAGATCGTCTTGCACATTGTGAAACACATTCCGATTGGAAGAACGGTGGCAACTGGTCTGGTGGTCTAGGCATCGCGCGCTCTACTTGGATTGCGTTCGGTGGTCGTCAGTTCGCTCGCGCACCGCATTACGCAACGAAACAGGAACAGATCGTGGTTGCTAATCGGATTGCGCTCTGGGGATTCACGCACCGTAATGGTCGCTTTGTGTTCCCTGTCGGCTTAGGTGGTTGGGGTGCTTTGGATTGCGCTCGCCCTGTGAGGCTCGTAAAGAGGCGCATTGCCCGTTCTGTGGCGTTCTCCCTGCACGAGTCGGGCAGTCCGTATAAAGCAGGCTGATGGGAGTTCGGCGCGTTCCTAGAGCCAGCCAGCGAACCTATTAGTCAAACCCTTATCTGGTAAGGGTAAAAAGAAAGACTGGCAATAGGTCGCTATTAGGTATATGATGAATACATCGGGAGTAAGGAACCGAGACTTAGAGAAGGAAAACCATGAAGTCAGATATTGAAACATTCATAGACAACAACCGTCATATGACCGAACGCGCAGTGCTGCTAGCAAACGTGCAGATCAAGAATCACCTAGACAATCTTATTGAAAAAGCAACCGCTGCTTTAGTAAGACTCAACGACACAGGCACAGCGAATTATGTTGATTCAAACATCAACGGAATCGGAAGTGTCTATGACGAAATGATTAGAACGATTGAACGTAAAAATTCATTCCAGCAAATGCTTGATTACGTATTCACGGAAAGCAAGTAGGAGAAGGAACAATGAAAACTACATACATCATCAAACTCAGTTCATCAACGAACCCCAACCGCAGTCGTCGTTTCTTACGTTCGGTTTGTAAAGATCGCATTACGGAAACAACCCACCCAAGATTGGCTAGAGCGTTTCAAAGCGAAGAAGAAGCACAAGCACTCATTAGTCAGATTCAGTATGAGATCCGCGCAATCATGACGGTTGAGACTTACATGATTCCAACGAAGGAGACAGCACAATGATTCTCTCAACACACGACCTCACACCAACCGCGAAACGCGGAACACTTATTTACATGACTTACAACTACGAGTGGAAGAAAGTTGAAGGGTGGTTTCACCTACACGGCAACACCATCGTCAGACGAAAGATCGGTGGACGTAATACCTACGCACTTTGCGGATCAGAGATGGTGATGGACTTCGTTGCACACAAGGAAGAAGAAACCAAATGAGTACGACACACAACAAAAAAACCTTCCGCACAGATCTCAAATATGCACGAGAAGTAATGCGACAGATTGAACAAGCAATCTCATCAGGCTGTTGGGAAGATGTAGAAGATGCAGCCAACGAACTCTCAGGAACGTTCGCATCAATGACGCAACTCGCGGAAGATAACAAAGAAGGAAGCAAATGAGTTACATCAAAGACGCAATGATGAACGTCGTAGGCAATAACGCCAGCGAGACATACATCAAACTCTCACAGATAGATTCCGAAACCGCGAACGCCTATCTAGCAATGATCGTGATGACTAGACACTTCAAAGAACTCTGGCGGAACTCGTCACTGATTGAAGAAGATCTACAAACCGCAATGACACAGGGACAGGAACTAGCACCATGAAAAGAAAGATTCAAGGCACATTATCTTTCGCATCGTTCATCGCAGCAGCGATAGCAGGTGGCGGACTAGAAGAAAGCACCGCATCAATATCTTGGTACTGGTTCGGCATCTTCTTTACAACAGCAATCTTTCTGCTTCCACGCAGACAACAATTCTCATCAAGAAAAGGAAACAACAAATGAGTACAGAAACAGCAGAATGGCTTAATCAGAATGTTCTGGTTGGCATGACAGACAAGCGCGGAACCGCGTGGCATTACAAAGCAAGCGAACAAGGAGAAGAAGCGAACCACTACACAGGGCAGATACCGATTGAAGATGTGCGACGCAGACTGTTCCATTGGGAAGCACAGAAGGAACCGATGTTTGTGGTCGGCGCAGATGGTGAAGATCGTCAAGTGCCTAACCGCGTTGCCATTGTTCGCAATGACACATACGACGTTCTAGGTGTTGTCTCGCCAACATACGAACCACATCAATACGATGAATGGCTACTCACATCAGTCGGCAACATTCTTGATGACTCGCTAGTTATCGGATCAGCAGGACTATTAAAGAACGGTGCAATTGCTTGGGTACAGATTGAGATGCCAGAGAACTACAAAGTGGCTGACGTAGAGTTCCGCCCGAACCTGCTTGCTACAACATCGTTCAACGGATCTATCGCAACAACATACAAACGAACAGTCACAGTCGTGGTATGCGACAACACACGCAACAGTGCGTTACGCGAACACGGACAAGAGATATCAATCAGACATACTTCCAAGTCTGCTCTACGTCTTGGCGATGCTCGCGCAGCATTACAGATCGTTCACACGATGGCTGACGAGTTCACACAGGAGATCACCGCACTTCTCGCGATGAAGGTCAGTGACAAACAGTTTCAGACTTTCGTTGATCGTCACGTTCCCTTGAACGACGAAGAATCTAAGCAGGCAGTGTCTCGCGCAGAGAACGTTCGCTTTGAGTTTCAGAACCTCTGGCAGAACGACGTTCGTGTAGCACCTTGGCGCGGTACAGGGTTCGGTGTTCTCCAAGCGGTAAACACTCACCGCCAACATATGAGACCTACTCGTGGCGACACCGTATTGGTTGAACGGACAATGGTTGATTCCCTAACAGGTAAGACCGAACTCGCGGATCGTAAGGCAACACAACTCTTGTACGCAGTCCTGAACTGATACATTTAACATTCGTAGTACGCGCTGTGACACCCCCAAGTCATGGCGCGTACTGCTATGTTGAACCGCTTATGACACGCAATGATCTACAACTGGTATTACATTTTCTACAAAGAACAGTGGCGCGTGGCACTGAAGAAGATTTACTGTGTGACCTAGTTGCACGAATAGAGAAGGAAATTGACAAATGGAACAAGAAGCCACCCACATAGAGTTGCTTGAAGAACGTATTGATTCACTGTGCGTTGCTAATGAAGAACTGCGTGAGCGACTTGATAAAGCATCTACCGAATTGATATCTATTATTGAGCGCACTCAATACCTAGAACAACGGAACAGAGATCTAACCGCACAGGCAGACCGCTTACGGATACACTTACAACAGGGAATAGAACTCTGAGAAGGAAAACACCATGAACAACATCACTATTGTCGGGCGCGTAGGTCGCGATCCCGAACTGCGATACAGCAAAGACGAGAAACCAATTGCAGTGTTCTCAGTAGCAACCGATTACGGGCGCGACGAAAACAAGAAAACATCGTGGCACAACATCGTTGCCTTCGGATCTCTCGCTGAGAACGTCATCAAGTCAATCCACACAGGCACCAGAGTCATCGTGTCAGGCAGGCTTGACGTATCCGATTACCAAACCAAAGATGGCGAGAAGAAGAAGAAGCACGAACTAATCGCTGACGCGGTAGGTATTGAGTTGCGCTTTGACGCGGTTGAGTCTTACATGGTGGCTGAAGAAGTTTTCTGATGCTTGACTTCCTAACGCTAATCATCATGATCACTTCCGTGTTCCTATGCGGATTCATGTTGGGCAGAGGCAAGTGACTGACGAGAACGAAATGCGCAATGCGTACGTTCGCGCTAACACACCCGAACTATTAGACAAACAATCAATAGATCTTGTTGAGCATCTACGGACACGCATTAAAGAACTAGAAGCAGAGTGCAGACGACTAGAACGAACCGCGTATGACTAACAAGTATTTCATCGTGTTCGCAGCCGTGTATCTAATAATGATGCTGATACTCGTGGCAGGCTTATTTACCGAATGACTATGATGATGACACTTAGAAGGAGTCATCATGATCAGAGAAGAACTGGCGCACAACGCCATCGCAATAGGTTCGGTTAAGAATCACCCACGCAACGTGCGACAGGGAGACATCGGTGCCATCAGCGAATCGTTAAAAGACAACGGACAGTACAGACCAATCGTTGTGCAACGTTCGTCAGGTCACGTCTTAGCAGGGAACCACACACTCAAAGCAGCAAAAGCACTTGGCTGGAAAGAGATCGCAGCAACGTTCGTGGACTGTGACGATGACCGCGCACTGCGTATCCTTCTAGCCGACAACCGCACCAACGATCTCGCCACCTACGACGACAACGCACTGGCAGACCTACTAAAAGAACTCGCCACATCTGATCTTGGCTTCATCGGTAGCGGATACGACGGTGACGACCTAGACAGAATCCTTCAGGACTTAGCGCACGAAGGAATAGAACCATCTGAATCTATGTTTACACAGAAGGTCAAGATCCCACAATACGAAATAGTTGGAGAAGAACCACACGTTAATGAGTTAGTTGATATGACTCGCGCCGAAAAACTTACCCAAGAGATACAGCAAGCCGACATACCGCAAGACGTCAAGAACTTCCTCACAGCAGCAACGTGGAGACACGCACGATTCAACTACGGAAAGATTGCAGAGTTCTACCCACACCAAACAAAAGAGATCCAACAACTAATGGAACAATCAGTGCTAGTAATCATTGACGCTGACGACGCCATCGCGAACGGATACGCCAAGTTCAACCAGACAATCCACGACATCATGGACAACGATGATAACTAGCAAGGGCAAGAAGTTCGCCATGTTCATCTTAACTCACGGCAGACCACACGAACAACTAACACTGCAACGCCTACAAGAATGTGGCTACACAGGTGATGTGTACCTCATCATTGATAACGAAGATAAGACCGCAGACGAATACTTCAGACTGTATGGCGACAAAGTAATCCAGTTTGACAAAGCCAAAGCAGGAGAACTGTTTGACATTGCAGACACCAGAGCCGACAGACGCGCCACAGTGTTCGCACGTAACCAGTCCTTCCTCATCGCTAAAGAGTTAGGGCTTGATTACCATATGCAACTTGACGATGACTACACAGCGATCTTCTTCAGACTGGTATCAGAGAACAAACTGCGGAAGAAAGACACCACATCTCTAGACCAGATCATGGAAGCAATGATTGACTTCCTAGAAGATACAGGTGCCACATCGTTCGCAATGTCCCAAGGTGGTGACCACATCGGCGGAATAGAAGGTGTTGTTACTAAGCCACTACTGCGTAAGTGCATGAATACATGGCTACTAAGAACAGAACCACCACTGGAGTTCGTAGGAAGAATGAACGACGACGTGAACACCTATGTCGTGAACGGTGCGCGCGGACATATGTTCTTCACCACCACCGCACTACAAACAAACGTACAGACAACACAGAAGGTCGCTGGCGGTATGACCGAGATGTACCTAGACGCTGGAACCTATATGAAGTCTATGTACACAGTAATGATGCAACCATCATCAGTAACCGTCTCACTAATGGGTACGACCCATAAGCGGTTACACCACCGCGTTGATTGGAACCACACAGTGCCGAAGATCATCAGCGACAAACATCGCAAGCATTAGCCCTACACCCAATGCCTATCCAGAGACCATGCCTGAACTGTGGAACACTCACGACAAAGACAACACGCTGCGAACGCTGTGCCAAACTATACGAAACCAAACACCCAAAGAAGAAACGACCACACTATGCAGGTGAGTACCGCAAGAGAGCCAAAGCCATACGAGACACAGCGACCCACTGCTGGCTATGTGGACAAACAGCAAGACACAACGATCCTTGGACAGCAGACCACGTCATCGCAGGCGACCCTGCCAGCCCTCTCGCCCCTGCCCACCGATCCTGTAATTCCAGCAGAGGCAACAGACCGCCAAACCCAAACCCAAAACAGACCTAGTACCCCTAGCCCCCATACCCTTTTTTCCTATGCGCCTGACAGGGGAACCCTGACGCCGAGCAAACGCACGTATCCGCGAATTAACTTGTTTTTGTTGCTGCCCGATTCGGTTGATTGGTCGCTCTCTGGTGTTTTAAGCGTGTGGGGAAGGTTGGCGCGATATCTCAGACCATCTTTTGGGTGGGCTTCGCCTAGAGCGTTAGAACAGGCTGGTGTCTGAAATGGGTGGTCAAGGATCGGGAAGGAAACCGAAACCAGTTGAACGTAAGGAAAGGCTTGGGAATCCTTCTAAGCGCGCCCTGCCAAAGAACGTCGTTGTGCTTCCTTCTGTTGAGCCTGACAAGGTTCCTGAACCGCAAAGACCGTTAGGCAAATACGGAACAGAACTGTGGGAACGTATGTGGCAATCTGGTGCTGTCTGGTTAAAGCCAACTGTGGACTCTGAATTAATGTTGATCTGTTGTGAGTTGATTGATGAACGAATGGTGATGCGTGGTCGTGTCGCTGTTGATCCTTCTTCGTGGCGTGATCGTCGTGGTCTGCGTGAACTGGATCGGCTCATCACTTCTCTGTTAGGTGATCTTGGCTTCAGCCCTACTGAACGCGGTAACATTTCATCGGAAGGAACGACAGCAGGTGGATTCGCAGAACTTAACAAACGCATCGCGCAGAAACGCGCTAGATCCTAAAGCCAAATGGCAACCTGCTTTCTATACGCCTAGACAAAATAAAGTCACCGATGGTGATGAGATCATTGACTTTGCTCTAGATAACTTCACGGTGTTAAAAGGTTTCCGCGCTGGCTTGCCTTTGGAATTCACTGAATGGCAACAGTGGTTACTTCGTTCTTTGTATGAACGTCGTGAAGATGGTCGCTTGCGTTATCGTCGCGCGCTTATTGGGTTGCCACGCAAACAAGGTAAGTCACTTATTGGTTCTGCTATTGCCGTGTATGGAATGGTTGCTGGTGAAGCAGGTGCGGAGATCTACGCTGTTGCAGGTGATCGTCAGCAGGCACGAATTATCTTTGGTGAAGCAAAGGCACAGATAATGAACTCACCAATTCTGTCAAAGGAATGCAATGTGTATCGCGACGCTATTGAGATGCCAAGATTTGGTTCTGTGTTCCGCGTGTTGTCGTCAGAGTTTCGTGGTCAGGCTGGTCTGAACCCTTCACTTGTTTTGTTTGACGAGTTGTGGAACCAGCAGACAGCAGACTTGTATGACCAGATGACTCTTGGTTCTGGTGCGCGTCTTGAACCATTAGTCGTTTCAATTACAACAGCAGGCTATGACCTTGATTCAGTGTGCGGTCAGTTGTATCAATACGGCAAGAGTGTCGCAGCGAAAGAAGTTGATGATGACGCGTTCGGTTTCTGGTGGTGGGAAGCAAAAGCAGATTGCAAAATTGATGATGAACGTCAATGGCATATCTCTAATCCGAACGTGGCTGAAGGCTTGCTAGATCCTGAAGATCTTTTAAGTGCTACAAAGCAAAGTTCTGAGATGGCGTTTCGTCGTTGGCGTCTGAACCAGTGGGTGCGTTCGCAAGAATCATGGCTACCTGTCGGTGCGTGGGAACAGTCAGTGTGTGAAGTTGAGTTTGATCGGGACAGCCCAACATACGTTGGTATTGACATGGCGTTAAAGCATGACTCAATAGCAATAGTGTCCGTACAGAAGAACGATGAAGGCAAGTTCGCTATTCGTTCAAAGATTTGGCAACCCTCAGATGAGGGTGTTGATGTTGCCGATGTGGAACTGTATCTGCGCGATCTTCATTTGAATTACAACGTTCAAGAGTTTGCTTATGACCCTGCGTATTTTCAACGGTCAGCAGAGATCCTTGCCGATGATGGTCTGCCAATGGTTGAGTATCCACAGACAAGTTCACGAATGATCCCTGCCTGTGGTAACGCTTACGAACTAATAGTATCTAACCGTGTAGCACACGATGGTTCCCCAACGTTTACAGACCAAGTGTTATCAGCAGCGCAACGTATGACAGAGAACGGTTGGCGACTATCTAAGGGAAAGTCAAAGCGAAAGATTGACGCGTGTATTGCTATGGTGATGGCATTGGATCGCGCGAACTCGCGACCACGCACAGGAACAGAACCACAGGTATTGAATGTTTGGGATTAGAAAACTTACAAAGAAAATAAGAGAGCCACGAATGATCTTCAGCACACTGCTTGAAGTAGTGGGGTTTGTAGCGTTGATGTATGGAATTGCTGTATTCTCTTTGGGGATTGCATTCATAGTGGGTGGAATACTTCTGATCGTGGCAGGCGGATTATCAGCATGAGTGTTTGGCGAAAAACAGAACGACGTGGGCTGCCTATCTCCATAGATCCATATCAGGTAACAACACGACCTGCTTTCAATAATTACTCTGGAGAAATTGTTGATGAAGTAACAGCGTTGGCATCGTCTGCTGTTCTTGCCAGCGTTACTTTAATTGCAGACTCAATTGCGTCAATGCCGTTAGATCTTGTCCGTGACGTTAATGGGCGAATAGAAAAACTACCTACACCATCTGTCTTTGTTAAACCAAATACATACCAGACGATGTATCAATTCATTCATCAGGCTTGCGCAATGATCGCATTACACGGTGTGGACTTTATCTATGCACCTATTGGTTCTAATGGATTACCTGTTGAGATGCGGAACCTTGAACCGAAGTCAGTTGCATTAACTATTGACAATGATGAGATCATTTACACATACAACAAAACACGAATGACAAAGGAACACATACGTCAAGTCTCGTGGTTAGATCTTCCAGATCGCTTACGACCTATCTCACCGCTTGAAGCACAACGCAACACTATTGGAATGTCTATTGCTATGGATAGATTCCTTGCGCAGTTTTATGGCGAAGGTGCTACACCATCATCTGTATTGGAAACAGATCAGGCAATGTCTAAAGATGCAGCAGAAGTATTGCGTGACACGTGGGAAGATGCGCATTACAAACGACGCAGACCTGCTGTCTTGACGAACGGTTTAAAATGGAGACCAGTTACAACGTCTGCTGCCGATATGCAAATGCTTGAACATCGTGAAGCAATCGTGCGTGACATTGCCCGTACCTATCGTGTGCCATTGCATTTGATTAACGGAACTGGTGGAGACTCACAGACGTATCAGAACATTGAGTCTGCTGGTATTAACTTTGTGCGCTACACCTTGTTGCCATATATGAGAAGGCTTGAAGATGTGCTGTCAGAAATGTTGCCGATGGGTGAGCGTGTTCGTTTCAATGCTGACGAGTTTCAACGCGCAGATCTTTCAACCCGTGTACGCGCACAGCAGTCAATGATTATGTCTGGAACACTTACACCGAACGAAGCGCGAGCAATGGAGAACCGTGAACCATATGACGGTGGTGATCAGTTTGTTCTTGGTGTTGCTGGCGCACCTATGGCTGGTGTTGAGGGTGGCGATCTTCCTACACTTGGAACAGATAAGGAACCACCACGATGAAGTCAATCGCAGTAACAGTAACTACATCACCAACATTGGTCGTGGCAGCAGACAACATTCCACGCCATTGTTATCTTCATTCATCGTCTGGTTCTCTTTATATTGGTGGCAATGATGTAACTGCGTCAAATGGTTTGCACTTATCTAACAACGCAACCATTGAACTGTTTGTACCAAGTAACGAAACTGTCTATGCAATCACAAGTTCTAGTAGTCACACAATGCGTGTCTTAACACCTGATGTGGATTAGTAATGCCATACGGGATATCACAGAATCAATCTGACTGTAATGGTTGGGCAACTGTTAAACAAGTACAGAATGGTTA